GACCAGAAGCGATAGTAGGTGCTTTCTACTTAATCGACTAATTGTTGAAACTCGGGGGAGTCTTCGGACTCCTCCACTTTTTAAAAGGAATTTATTATGGAAAAAAAACCAACTGGAAACGAATATGCTAGAGGTGACTATGGTTACGGTGGCATGGCTAAAAAGAAAATGATGGGTGGTGGTAAAGTTAAACGAGCTATATATAAGCATGGCGGTAAACCTATGAAAGGTGATATGCCTAAAGCTAAACCCTGTTAAGAGAATTATAAATGGCAACAACATACTTAGATTTAACTAACGAAGTACTAAGAGAACTCAACGAGATACCTTTGACTTCTGCAAACTTTGCAAACGCTGTAGGACTTCAACAGTTTGTTAAGGATGCCATCAACAAGTCTATATTCGATATAGCAAATGAAGAACCACAGTTACCATTTTTCACAGCAGGTGAAAGTGGTGCAACTGACCCATTCTATGGAAACGTGACCGTAGCTACAGTAGCAGGTACTAGATGGTACGAACTAAAAGCTAGTAGCTCAAGTGTTGCAGATGATTACGCTTCGATAGACTGGGATGATTTTTATTTAACCACAATTAACGTTAGTGGTGAAACAGCTCCTTTTGTCTCTAAAGGTTTAAAGTTTTTAAACTTAGCTGATTGGAAAAGATATTATAGAGACAGTGAAAATGCAGACGATGCAAATACACAAGCTTATGGTGAACCCAAGTTTGTTATTAAATCACCTGATGCAAGAAAGTTTGGCTTAAGTCCAATACCTGATAAAGCATACAACGTTCACTTTTATGCGTTTGAAAAGCCTACAAAGCTTGTAGCACACGGAGACACAGTGGTCTTCCCAGAACAATACACAAATGTTATCACTGCTAAAACAAGATATTATATTTGGCAGTTTAAAGAATCACCACAACAAGCAGCTTTTGCGATGGATGATTACAAGAAGGCAATGAGGAATATGAAATCTAATTTGATTAATCCGACTCCTCGTGCAATGACAGACGATAGAAGATACTTTTAATTTATGGCAGCATCACAACCTTATACCGTTGCATGTGCAGGTGGTTTAATCAAGTCTGCTAACTCTATAGACTTACTTAAAACACCGGGAGCAGCTCGAGAACTTAGAAACTTTGAAGTCTCTATTGAAGGTGGTTATAGACGTATCAACGGATTTGAAAAATTTGGTGGTGATAGTGCAACGATTCCTAGTGGTAGTACAGGAACAATACATGGGGTGATACCTTATGCTGATGGAGTTATTGCTGCTATTAACAACAATATTTATTTTAGCCAAGATGGAATCACATGGTTACAAATAAATAAACTATCTGCTGGTGGTGGTGATACTTATGCTACCTTTACAGGTAAAGCAGCTTCAGTAAGAACTGGACAAGGACAATGTACCTTTGCAATGTTTGAAGCTGCGGGTGAAGATTATGGGCAAGTAATGATAGCCGATAATTCTACTAAAGACATTTTTGTTTTTAGAATGGAAGGTACTGGAGCTTTAAATACTAGAACATTTTTTACAGACGAAATACAACCTAACGGAGCTAATACTCCAGTACAATATATTACAGCACACGACCATCATTTAATTGCTGCTGGGGTTGAAGGCAACGAAACTACAGTTTACTATAGTGTACATAATAGCCCTGAAGACTTTAGTGGTGTTGGTTCAGGCTCTATTACTATCACAGATAAAATTGTAGGTATTAAAGGATTCCGTGAAGACTTGTTTGTGTTTTGTGAAAATAGTATTCACAAACTTATAAACATTGATAACTCTCAAACAGTTGCAATTGTTTCAGTTGCTGAAAACATTGGATGTTTAAGTGGTTATAGTATTCAAGAGATAGGTGGTGACCTTATCTTTTTAGCACCAGACGGATTAAGAACTGTTGCTGGTACTGCAAGAATTGGAGACGTTGAGTTAGGAACTGTATCAAAACAGATACAACCTTTAATTACAGACCTTGCAAACGATATAAACAGCTACACGATTAGTAGCATGGTACATAGAGACAAGTCTCAATATAGATTATTTTATACTGATACTACTCTACAAGAAAGTCAGCAACGTGGTATCATAGGAACACTAAGACCCGATGGATTTCAATGGGCAGAGATAAGAGGAATAGAAGTAACAGAAATAGGAACAGGCTTTAATGAGATTGGAGTTGAAGAGCATTATCACGGGTCTACTACAGGTTATGTGTATATACACGATTCAGGTAATACTTTTGATGGTACTGCTATTTTAGCAAGATATGCTACACCCGATTATGACTATGGAGACTTAGGAACTTTAAAAACTTTACACTACCTCAAAGTCTCTTCAAGTGCTGAAGGTGTTGTAGAACCAGATGTCCAAGTTAGATTTGACTTTGGTAGTACAGATATACCACAGCCACCAGATTTATTTGATTTAGGTGTTATAAATCCTCCATCGTTATTTGGTGAAGCGATATTTGCTACCAACGTATTTGGTGGAGCTGAAAGTCCTTTGACACGAATACCTCTTTATGGTAGTGGACACAGTAACAATTTTACATTTATAAGTGAGGATACAAAACCTCCGTACACAATTAATGGTCTTTACGTAGACTTTATACCTTCAGGCAGGAGATAAACAAAGATGGCAATAACAAAAGTAACAGGTGGATTATTAGGCAACTTAGCTGTTGGTACAGGCAATGTAGCTTTAGGTGATACAGCTTTAGACGATGGTTCTTTAAGTGGCAATTATAATACTGCTATAGGTAGTGCAGCCCTAACTGCAAACACAACAGCATCTAATAACACAGCAGTTGGTTATGAATCTTTAGCAGCAAACACCACAGGCTCTGGAAATGTAGCATTAGGTGCATTAGCACTTGATGCAAACACAACTGGAGTTAGTAATACTGCTTTAGGTAAAAGTTCATTAAGTGCTAATACAACTGCCTCTGCTAATACAGCAGTAGGTAGTGCTGCACTTTTATCGAATACTACAGGTGGTAGTAATACAGCAGTAGGTCAAGGCTCTTTAGAATCTAACACCACAGGTGGAGAAAATGTAGCAGTAGGAATTGAAGCTCTATTTACGCAAACTGCAGGAATTGGAAATACTGCGGTTGGTCGTGTTGCTTTAAGAGCAAACACAGCTAATAATAATACTGCGGTAGGTACTGTCTCTTTATACTCAAATACTTCAGGTACAAATAACGCAGCACTGGGAGCTTATGCACTACAATTAAACACCACAGGAGGTAACAATGTTGGAATTGGTTATGGTGCTTTACTCAACAACACCACACAAGATGGAAACACAGGCGTTGGTTATAACGCTTTAAATGATGCCACTTCAGGGTTAGGTAGAAATACTGGTTGTGGGTATGAAGCTAATGGTGCAGTAACCACAGGGGCTGCTAACACTGCTGTAGGTTGGGCATCAGGTGGAGTTACGACTGGAAATGGAAATACTGTTATGGGTTATATAACCACTACAGGCTCAACAACCGCAGAGAACAGAATTGTTATAGGTTATAACGTAACTGGAACAGCTAATAACAGAGTACATTTAGGTAGCAATGGTGGGTATGTTTATAATGACTTTACTTCTAACGCTACATGGACACAAACATCTGACGAAAGAAAGAAAAAAGATATTGTTGATGATAGTCTTGGTTTAGATTTTATTAATGATTTAAGAACAACTCAATATAAATTTAAAGCACCAAGCGAGTTTCCTAAAGAATGGGTATCTTACAACGCAGACATTACAGAGCCTTGTGATGATAAAGTCCATCATGGTTTAATTGCACAAGAAGTAAAACAAGCACTAGACAACGCAGGTGTAGATAGCTTTGAGGGTTGGGATGAACTTCCTGATGGAACTCAACAAGTTTCAAGAGAAATGTTTGTTATACCTTTAATAAAAGCAGTGCAGGAACTTTCAGCAGAAGTTGAAGAATTAAAATCACAAATAGGAGTATAAAAAATGCACACAGTAACAGAAGTATTAGCCAGAGCAACCGATAGCGTAACAGTTATTAATGGCATTAACACAGATGGCAATAGTTCAAATTTTTGGCTTTCAGGCGTAACTCAAGAAGAAATTAACGACATGGTTCAAAGAAATGTAGACCATCTTGAACTTATCTTGGCTTACACAGACCCAGATGTCGCAGGAGACTCATCAGATAAGTCTAGCTATACAGATGCGATTGCTACAGGAAACACATACATAACTAATAATTCCTAAAAATAAAAAACACGGAGAATAAATAATGGCAAGTTACACTAGACAAAGTTCGTTTGCAGACGGTGATACAATCACTGCTGCTTTATTTAATAACGAATTTAACCAACTTGTAAACGCTTTTCACAACTCTACAGGACACAAACACGATGGCACAACAGCCGAAGGACCTGTTATAGGACTGATTGGTGATGCAGGAGAAACTTCTCCGAACAACAAAGTACTAATAGATACAACTAATAACTACATTGAGTTTTACGTAGAAGTATCTTCAGCACCTGTACAACAGCTATACATAGCCGATGGTGCTATTATCCCTGTTACAGACAGTGATGTTGATTTAGGTACAACAAGTTTAAGATTTAAAGATACCTATACAGATACAGTTACTACAACTGGTAACGTAGATATCGGTGGTAATCTTACAGTCACAGGTAACGCTACTATCTCCGGTAACCTTACATTTGGTGATGCAGACACTGACAGCATTAACTTAGCTGCAGAAATTGATTCAGACATTATACCAAACACAGATGGCACTTATGATTTAGGTAGTGCTACAAAAGAATGGCAAGACCTCTACATAGATGGTACTGCTAACATTGACAGCTTAGTAGCTGATACAGCAGACATTAACGGTGGTACTATTGATGGTTCTACTATAGCAACTTCAGATATCACAGTAGGTTCTGGTAAAACTTTAAACGTTTCAGCAGGTACTATAACTTTAGCAGACGACCAAATCTCTGGTGATAAAGTTGAAGGCGGTACTATTGCTGCTACAACTATTACTACATTAACTTCAACAACTGGTAACGTTACTAACGTTAATGCTACAACTGTAGACACAACCAACATTGAAGTTACAAACATTAAAGCTAAAGATGGAACTGCAGCAGGTTCAATAGCAGACTCTACAGGTGTTGTAACACTTGCAAGTTCTGTGTTGACCACAACAGACATCAACGGTGGTACTATAGACGGTACAACCATTGCTACATCTAACATAACTGTAGGAGCTTCTAAAACTTTAGATGTCTCTGCAGGTACTTTAACACTTGCTGATAATCAAATCAGTGGTGACAAAGTTGAAGGTGGCACAATAGCTGCAACAACCATAACAGATTTAACCTTTGGTAGTCTTAACGATGGTACTATAACTGTTACAGCTTTTGTAGATGAAGATGATATGACATCTGATTCTGCAACTCTTATACCAACACAGCAATCTGTAAAGGCTTATGTAGACTCTCAGGTGACTGCACAGGACTTAGATTTTCAAGGAGATACCGGAGGTGCACTTTCAATTGACCTCGACTCAGAGACTCTCACAATCGCTGGTGGAACAGGTTTAGATACAGTAGGTTCTGGTAACACTGTCACAGTTAATATAGACTCTACAGTTGCTACCCTAACAGGCACACAGACTTTAACAAATAAAACACTTACAACTCCTGTTATTAGCTCTATTAGCAATACAGGAACTTTAACACTGCCTACATCTACCGATACTTTGGTTGGTAGAGCAACTACAGATACACTTACAAACAAAACACTTACAAGTGCTACACTTACAAGCCCTGTCATTAATACAGGCGTATCAGGTACAGCAGTACTTGACGATGATACTTTTGCAACTGCAAGTGCTACAACATTAGCAACTTCAGAATCTATTAAAGCTTATGTAGATACACGTATTCTTACTGAAGATACATTAGCTGAGATGAACGATGTCAACATTACAACACCTGCTGATGGTTCTTTATTGTTTTACGATACTGGAACATCTATGTGGATTGACAATGTGGTATCGGGTGATATTACAATAGCAGACACTGGTGTTGCAACGATTGCTGCTGGTGCAGTAGACAATGCAATGTTAGCAGGAAGTATTACTAACGATAAACTTGTAAACTCTACAGTTTCTTTTGGTGGCATAAGTTTAGCACTAGGTGCTTCAGATGCTACACCAGCTTTTGACCTTACAGATGCAACGAATTACCCGACAAGTTCTTTAACAGGAACTATTACCAATGCACAACTTGCAGGGTCTATTGAAGTTTCTAAAACTTTATTAACAGCCGGTACAGGTTTAACACTAAGCACTGATACACTTTCTGTAGATGCAGCTCAAACACAAATAACTTCTGTAGGTACTCTAGGTTCTTTGACAGTCTCTGGAGACTTAACCATTGATACAAGTACTTTAGTTGTTGATAGCACTAACAATCGTGTTGGTATTCTTGATGCAACTCCAGCAGTTAGTTTAGATGCTGGTTCAGCTACAGATGCTATCTTTGTACCTAAAGGTACGACAGCACAAAGACCTACTGGAGTAGATGGTTACTTCAGATACAACACTGACGATGCTCAATTTGAAGGTTATGCTGATGGTGCTTGGGGTGCTATTGCAGGTTCAGGTGGTGGTGGAGGAGTTGCTCCTAGTGTTAACACTATGACAGGTGATGGTTCTGATACAACATTATCTTTAAGTACAACTCCAGTAAATGAAAATGCTACCATTGTAACTTTCGATGGTGTAGTACAACATAAATCTACTTATAGTTTATCTGGTAGTACTATAACTTTTTCTACTGCACCTCCAACTGGTGTAGCTGTAGAATGTATTGTTATAAACACAAACACCATTAGTACAGCAACCATTGTACAAGATGCTGACACCGATACAAAAATTCAAGTAGAAGAAAGTGCTGACGAAGATATTATAAGATTTGATACTGCTGGTACAGAACGTATGACAGTTGGTGCTAATGGTGATGTTAATGTAAATGCATCAGCAAGAATTGCACAAGTAGCAATCACTTCAAGCTCTAATGCAGTAGCTTGGGATGCACGAGCAGCAGCTAATGCTTACCATGTTACAACAGAAAATACAACTTTCTCAGCACCAAGTAACGCTGTAGAAGGAGCTATTATATCTGTAGAAATAGCACAAGGTGGTACACCTTATACAATCGCTTGGAACACAGTGTTTGAATTTGCAGCTTCTACAGCTCCTACAGTCACTGCTACAGCTAACAAGACTGATATCTTTAGTTTTAGATACAACGGTAGCGTTTGGCAAGAGATTGGCAGAGTACAGAACTTAGCACAAACTTAATAATCTATGGAAGTATTACAACGCACAGCTAATCGTGGAAGCATATCTACTGGGTATGATATTGATAACTCTTTAAAGTTAGAAGCTGATGATTCACAGTATATTGATGATAGACATTATACTGCTGGAAATAGAAAAAAACTCACAATAAGTTTTTGGTTTAAAAGAACTGAGTTAGGTCAAACACAAATGCCTTATGAACAATCAGCACTACAAGCAAGAATATATTTAAGAAGCACTGATGATTTATACATAACAGCTTATGATAATAGTGGTTGGACAATAATAACTAATCGTTTATTTAGAGATACTTCGGCTTGGTATCATTGTGTTTTTCAATTAGATACAACTCAATCTACAGCAGCAGACAGGATGAAGCTTTGGATAAATGGTCAACAAGAAACATCTTTTTCTTCTGCATCTTATCCAACACAAAACGCTGATACTTTTTTTAATACAAATCAATCTGCTAAAGTTGGGGGTGGTGGTGCAGGTTTGTATTTTTCAGGATATATGTCTGAGTTCTTTTTTATAGATGACCAAGCATTACAGGCTTCAGACTTTGGTGAGTATGATTCTGATAGTGGTATTTGGATTCCAAAAGAATATGATGGAACATTTGGTGGGCAAAGCTATTACTTAGAGTTTAAAAACGCCTCAAATTTAGCTGACAGGTCAGATGGACTAAGCAATGGTGTTTCTCTTTCTGTTCAAAACATCACATCCGCAGACCAAGCAACTGACACACCTACTAATAATTTTTCAACTTGTACTTATGGTGCATTTCCCGGAAACACCAATTTAACTATTACTGAAGGTGGAACAAAAGTTACTACTTCTGCTGGTGGATTAATACAATACGATATGAACTTTAGTTGGTATTCCAATATATTAGCACCGTACAATAGTGGTAAATGGTATATAGAAGTTTATGTTACTGCTCAAGATGCTGGTGTATTTGGGATAGCACCAAATCAGGGTAGTATTTTAGCAGCACCAAATAATAACTGGGATAGAAGAGTATATCTTTATAATGGCTCAGTCTATTATAACTATAGTGGTTCTAGTGGTGTAGACAGCTCTAGATTTACTTTTACCACTGGTGATATACTTATGGCAGTTATTGATGCTGATAATCAAAGAGTTACTTTTGGTAAAAATGGTGGTTGGATGGACACAAGTTCAGGTGTAACTAATTCATCACCTGCTGTTTGGTACACTTATTCAGGAGGTGATTGGGATGAATATGGTGGTTTTGTAGGATTTTATGGAACTACAGCTTTAACTAATACTAATCCTGATTGGGAAGTAAATCATGGTGGCTATCATACTTATACAATCTCAAGTGCAGCAACAGACGAAAATGGCTACGGAACTTTTGAATATGCACCCCCATCAGGCTACTATGCTTTATGCACTAAAAACTTAGCGGAGTACGGATAATGGCTTATACAAATATAGACGACCCTTCAGCATATTTTCATACACAACTATATACAGGTGCAGGCTCAGAGCTAGTTATTACTAATGATGGTAACAGCGATTTACAACCTGATTTTATATGGATAAAACAAAGAAATACTGGTCAAAATCATAATATATACGATTCAAATAGGGGAGCAACAACAATGCTTTACCCCGATTTAACAAATGCAGAATATAGTGCTGGAGAATCTTTAAAAAGTTTTAATACAGATGGTTTTACTGTAGGAAACTATGGAACTGTTGGAACAAGTGGTGGCACTTATGTAGCATGGCAATGGAAAGCCAATGGTGGTACGACAGCTAGTAATACGGATGGAAATATTACCTCTACAGTACAAGTCAATCAAGATGCTGGGTTTAGCATTGTTACTTACACAGGTAATGGCTCTAACAACCAAACTATAGGACATGGACTAGGAGTTCAGCCTAGTTGGTGGGTTGTGAAAAACAGAAGTGGTGGCTCAACAAACTGGTTGTTTGGTGCTAGTAGTATTTTAGGTGGTACTAGCAATTATTTAAAATTAAATGATACTTCTGCAAACACAGAATACAATAACATTTGGGGAGATTCACCAACTAGCTCAACCTTATTTAGAGTTTCTAATCTTTCACATCTAAACACTAATGGTTCAAACTATGTAGCTTATCTGTTTGCTAATAAACAAGGCTACAGCAAGTTTGGCAAGTATGTCGGTAATGGAAGTACAGATGGTCCGTTTGTTTATACAGGATTCAAACCTGCTTTTGTGATGATAAAAAGAACCGATAGCACAGGTGGATGGACAATATACGATAACAAGCGAGGTTACAATGGTAACAACTATGAACTTTTTCCACATTCATCTGAAGCAGAATACACAGGAACTTCTTTTTTTGAAGCTGATATATTAAGTAATGGTTTTAAATTAAGACTAACTGATGGACAAATAAATGCATCAGGTGGTTCATACATCTACATGGCATTTGCAGAAAACCCATTCACAACATCAACAGGAATCCCAACAACAGCGAGGTAAATTATGTGGGCTTTAGTAGAATCAGATAACGTAACACAAGTCTTTACAAGACCTAAAGGTATGACTATAGGGGAAGTTAATTACCCTAGTAATATCTTTATGCTTTGGACAGCTTCAGAACTAGAAGCACTAGGGATTTATGAAGTCGTTATCGACAACACAAACTTAAAAGATAAAGAGTATTACATCAATACCAATCAAAGCTTTGACTTTGCAGATGGCGTTGTAACAGCTTCATACGGTGTGGCAACTGCTAAACCTTTAGATGATGTTCTATGGCAAGAAAACGATGAAGATATGCCAGAAGAAACATCTGTAGGTGATGTAAAACAACCCGGTATCCGTCAAGGCTATAAAGATAATATCAACTCTCAAGCCGGTGGTCTCTTACAAGGCACTGACTGGATGGTTGTTAGAGCTTCTGAAGGTGGTACAGCAGTACCAAGCGATATAGCAACTTGGAGAGCTGCAGTGCGTACAAAGTCTAATGACATGTGTACAATGATTGATGGTACTGCAGACGTAGATGCTTTAGCAGCTTTATACACTTACACAAATACAGGTACTGAAGAAAGTCCTGTTTACACAAGACCTTTAGGTGAATTTCCAATCTTAGGAGCATAACATGGAACTATCAGCGTATATCATTTGGAACATTTTTATAACGCTAGTCTTAGCCCCTATCTGGTTTCAGATTAAACAGAACTCTGGAGAGCTTAGAAGACAAGATATATTGCTGAACAAGACTCGTGAAGAGATTGCAAAAGGTTATGTAACCAAAGATGAGCTAAGAAACGATATGACAATCATTATGGAAAGAATGGATAAAATTAGTGAAAAGCTTGACAAATTGTTTGAAGTTAAGTAAAATAGGTATATAGGAAATAAAAATGTCAAAAAGAAGAAACAGAAAAAGAAGCGGTGGAATAGCTAGAGAAGACTATAGAACTGGTGGTAGAGTTGGTTATCTTGAAGGTGCTGAAGTTATAAATGTAAACATTCCCGGTACTCCCGGATATAATCCAAACGAGCCTATACAATATTTTAATCCTAACCTTTTAACTGCAGATCAACAAGCTGCAATTGATGCAGCTCAAGCTGCTGCGGATAAAGCTGCTGCAGATAAGGCTGCTGCAGAAGCCGAAGCTGCTGCTAAAATTGCTGCTGATAAAGCTGCTGCTGAAGCTGCTGCTGAAGCCAAAGCTGCTGCTCAAACTAAAACAAAAGAGCAGATGGCACAAGCATTAGCTGGTGATACATCCTTTATGCCACAAATAGATACTCCTATTTTAGTTGAAGAAGGTGAACAATTAGAAGCTGATAGTATAGCTAAAAAAGATGATCTTACTGCTACAACAGCTACTATGCCTGAACTAGCAGAAGCAGAACAAGTAACTACTACAGCTCAAGCAAAAGCTCCTAAAGATTTAACAGCTCAAACCGTTGATGCGGAACTTGTTACTGAAGCTCCTGAAGTTACAGCAGCTACAGGAACTGTTAGTGAAGATGCTCAAGCTGATGCAGCTAAAGTTACTAGGGTTGATCCTATTGAAGCTGCTACTGTAGAAATAATTCCCGGTGCTTTAACAGAAAGAGTAGTAGGAACTTTAAGTGATGGTTCTAAAGCTCAAGCAGCTCAGATAGCTGGTGTAAGTTTAGCTAGAATTACAAGAGCTAAAACTCAACTACGTAAAGCTGGTTTAAGTAATGAAGATATTATAGAACTTGGTAATGACCCTGAAACTCTTGAAGCTAGGCTTATGGAGTTTACAGATGAACAACGAGGTTTAATTGCTGGATTACCTGAAGAAGCTTTAGTATCTAATCAGTTAGATACATTATTAACTGGTATTGAAGAAGGTAATATTCCAACGTGGGCTGCACCTGCTGTAGCTAGTGTAGAAGCTATGTTAGCACAGCGTGGTATGTCAGCATCTACTGTCGGAAGAGATGCTTTGTTTAATGCTATTATACAATCAGCACTACCAATGGCTCAAGCAAATGCTCAAGCTATACAACAAAATATTGCACAAGATAAAACTGCAGATATTAGACAAGCCGAGTTTAATCAACAAACAGCTTTAACTAATGCTAATAATGTTTTTCAATTAGACTTAGCTCAGTTTAGTGCTGATCAACAAACTGCATTATCTAACAGTAAATTTTTACAAACTGTAGGTTTGACAGAATCAAATAATAGACAACAAGCTACAATTCAAAACGCTGTTCTTATGTCTCAAGCTAATTTAGCTGAAGCAGACTTTTATCAGAAAGCTCAAATAAATAATGCTAATGCTTTCTTACAAATGGATTTGTCAAATTTAAGTAATGAACAACAAGCTAATGTTATACGTGCTCAAAATGAACAACAAACATTGTTAAGTAATCAATCAGCTATTAATGCTTCAAGACAATTTAATGCTACTAGTGAAAATCAAACTCAACAATTTATTGCAGGATTAGCAAACGATATAGAAAAATTTAATGCATCTCAAATAAATAATGTTGCAATGTTTAACACTGAACAAAACAATGCTCGACAAGCTTTAGCATTTTCATCTGAAGTTGATTTACGTAAAGCCAACGCTAACATGACAAATCAAATGAAACAGTTTAATGCTGATGCAGAATTTAAAAGAGAAAGATTTAATATTGAAAATGCAAGAATTGTAGAGCAATCAAACTTAGCATGGAGAAGACAAGTTAATACAGTAAACACTGCTGCACAAAATGATGTCAATATGCAAAACTCTATTAATTCTTTTAATATATCTTCTCAAGCTTTATCATTTATGTGGCAAGAACTTAGAGATGAAGCAGACTATGCTTTTAAAGCTGGTGAAAATGAAAAAGCAAGACTTGCAGCTTTACTATCTACAGCAGTAGCTAGTGATCCTGATAGATATGCAGCATACTCATCACAGATATCAAAGTTAATAGGATTATTTACAGACACCTCCGGAGGATAAGATGGGTTGGTTAAGAAAAAAAGCCAAACAAATTGGTAAAGGAATTAAAAAAATTGGAAGTAAAATAGCTGGTGCTGTTAGAAAGGTTACAAGAAGTAAAGCTTTTAAAGTTATAGCAGCAATTGCTTTAGCTACTATTGTAGGTCCTGCAGCATGGGCAACGTGGGGTGCAGGTGGTAGTGGTACGTTTTTAGCTAACTTATCTGCTCAGACTGCAGCAGTTACAGGTGGGGCTTTTGGCTCAACATTAGCTCAACAACAAGCAGCAGCAGCGACAGCAAGTAAAACAGCACAATTAGCAGCTACAGTTCCAACAGCTTTTTCATCAGGAACAGGAGCAGCAGTTACGGGTGGAGCATCACAACAATTAGCAGCTACAGTTCCAACTGCATTTTCATCAGGAACAGCAGCAGTTCCAGTTTCTTCATTTGCATCTGGTACAGCAGCAGCAGGTACAGGAACTGCAGCATCACAACTAGCTGTAACTGTACCAGCTAGTCTAACTCCTATTGTAAATGAAGCAGCAGTAGCAACAGCAGCTAATGCTAGTACTCCAAATATATTTACAACAGTTGGTCAAGGCATACAAAAATTTGCAAATAAAAATCCTTTTATATCAGGTGTAGCAGGTTCAGTAGTAGGTGGTGTAGCTGTTGGAGCTATTAACGCTAAACTAGCTGGTGATCCAGAACCACAAGGTGTACAAGTTGGAGAGTCTGCACAAGAACGTAGTGCATTAGCAGAATTATATTCAGGTTATCAAGCTAAATATGGTAGTAATGCTGTAAAAGAATATATGTTAGGTATGAATTTTGGATAT